TACTATTCAGAATAGCAAGTGTACCGTCACTAAACTGTTCTTTTAGATCTTTTGATCCATCTTTTGCTCTAATTAATTCCTGAAACTCAGATACGCTTTCGGGATAACCCAGACCATAGATCCAGTTGTGAATCTCTAGATAATTTTCTAAGTCCTCATCTACGATAAATTGGAGAGTCAGATCTTCAAACTGAATGTTATCTCCAGGAATATCAATCGCTTTCAAATAATTACCAACTCTGATATTCCCTAATTGGATACCAGGAATCTTTGCACTGTTGGAGAAAAAGTCTACCTTTGGTGTCTTGACAATGTTAAATTTAAATCCTGTGGGAGACAAGTAATTCTTGTTCTCAATTTGTTTTCCTAAAAATGTCATGATTACTTTCCTTGTCTAACATATACTTTTCTCTTACCCCATTGTGTTGGAGTTAGAGATTGATTGCCCGAGACATCTCTAGCAGTTTGTCTCATCAAATCCATATTTGTACTTTTATTTACCTCTCCAGCTGCGCCGAAGTTTCCAGTATCGCTTACTCGTGCATTAGTAACTCTTGTGGTGTCTCCAGTTGGTTTTTGAGTAATCTGCAGATTAGTACCAAACTCAGTAGAGGGTGTTCCTGCCCAAGTTCCTTTTGGAACTTCACCTTTCTTATATTTGTATGGAACTGCTACACCTCGTGTAGAACCAGTGAAAGGAGTTCCATCAGCAGTTCTTTGTACATTATCGCCACCAGTGTTGTAACCCTGAGAGGTAGTATCTCTGGGACCATATGAACTTGCAGTCTTAGGTTTCCAACCATATCTCTCTGCTTCTGCTGGAGTATGATCTCTCTGAGTAAACTCGCCAGTAGACTTATTCAAGGATCCTGACTTATAATTTTTATATGCCAGCACATTAGTATTTACTGGTTTTGGTTTTGTTGGTGGTTTCGCAGAACCTCTACCAGTAACTTTATTGATTTGATTACCGATAAAGGTAAATGGGTTACCTTCCGTTAGAGCTGAGTCTTCTCTGAACTGCTGGAAAGTTTTCATTATACCTATAGTTTATCTATATTTATCATAAAAAAAGAGACCCTTTCGGGTCTCTCACTTCCTTCACACGGAAATTACATTATATCACATAAGGACTTCTTTACAAATTCTTTTGCATTCTGGAGCACTTAGTGAACTGCATTCAATTAGACACTCATAATAATCATTTAATTTTTCTTGTTCCTCTACGGCAAAATCATCAACTGGGGATTCTGTAATCTTCCATTCGTTAAGTTGAGCCATTGATAGTAGATTGTGCATTTAAATCACCTTGATTATTGAATATAATATAGAAATTTCAGATCATGGTAGTAGTTAATTCTGTTACTATTTAGTCAGCGTATGCTAACTTAATGAAGTAAATTAAATCTGCACAAAAAAAGAGACCCTTTCGGGTCTCTGTGTTAAGTATGTGAGATATAAATCACATGAGGTTCTTAACAACAGTACGCTGGTAGTAGCGGTTGCTGTTAGAAGTAATACGACCAAGACCCTGAGCGGTGCCTTCAGCATAAGGATTGGAAACAAGACCATAGCGGGTCTTGAAGCCAATTTTGGGCTGGAAGGTGCCGTCGTTGACGGCGCGTACCATCTGGAGGGGTACATAAGGGCAGTAGAAGAGACCAGCGTCATAAGGGCTAGTACCCTTATATCCGACAACATAGTACTGGTTGGCAGCAGAGTTAGCAGCGAAAGGATCGATGAATACTCTGTACTTACCGTTGATAGTACCAGCGAAGGTATTACCGGTGTCGTCAACCTGAAGGTTGGCGTTAAGAGCAGGGGTGTAATCAAGTACACCAGCCATCGTCAGAGCAGAAGCGACATCAGCACTTGTCATGATGATGTTGCCCTTTCCACGACGAGTCCTTTGGGCGATTCTGTTAGCATCTCTTTCGATGTTAAACAGAAGACCTTTGAACTTCTCAACTGACCAACGACCGTTGGAGTCAACATCGAGATCGAAGAAACCAGCGTTGGCAACATTTGCCTGTGAACCAGCTTCAGCAGTCTTATAGATGGTACGAATAACTTCGCGGTTGATTTCAGCAAGGATTTCGCTAGACAGGATGTTAGCGAGTTCTGCTTCAGCGTTAAGACCGTGGATAGCACGAAGGTCTTGTGCCAATTCCATGCTGTACTCTGCTTTCAGAGCACGGGACTTAGCGGTGACCGTGACTTTCTCGATCGAGAATGCCATCTCGTTGAAGTCGCCATTGCTGCCGTCTCCGAGTGCCTCAGAGTCGCCAGTGGCCATACCCTGACCAATCGAATACTGTGACTGAACAGCGTCAGAAGCAGCACCTTCAAGGATAGCGGGGTTAGTACCGCGTTGAGTGCCGGTAGAACCGAAACCAACAGTACCGTCGTCATCAACAGCAGAGGTGTAATCACCCTGAGTTGACTGACCAATGTTTGTGCCTGCCTTGTTAGCAGAGAATGCGGAATCAGGCTCGTTGAAGAACGACTCAGTACCAGACTGATTGGTGTAGCGTGAACGCATTGCGAAGATCAGTCCAGTAGGACCGTTCATCGGCTGAACGCCAGCGAGTTCATAAGCAACCAGATTCGGCATCGAGCGGCGAATCAGGCTGATCAGAACGGGATCGAAACCGGCGGTAGGACCAGCAGCAGCAGAACCGCCACTGAAAGCACCAGAAGCACCTACAGCGTTGCCACTGTTAGTAGGGGCATCTTCGTTCAGCATTCCATTGCCGCTAGCGAAAGCAGCTTCTTCTTTGAGGAAACGCTCTTGGTTCTCAAGGAGAATCGCAGTAGTAGCGCGTCTATGTGAGTCCTTAATAGGATCTACGCCTTCGGCGTCGAGAAGTGGACTCCACTTCTCCATTAATTGTTGTTGATTATACATTAGAGGGAACTAAGTGTTTGATTTGGGACTTGTTTACTTCATACCAAGGGCTTTCAAATACTGGGACATTGAACCAGTTGATTCAATTCCAGTCTCTGAGGTCACGCCCTCAGACAGTGTTTCCACTTTATTAGAAACTGACTTTTGCTCACTGGGGAAATAAGATTCCTTCAGTGTCTCCAGCTTCTCACGATAATTGTCTTCACCCTCAAACTCAACACCTTCAGACAATGCGTACAGTTTCTCTCTTTGTGTTACAGCAAGACCCTCGGTTACTTCACGGAAAATTCCATCAGCTGTAGTTTCGCCAAGGCGCTTGTTGAGAGAAATGTTAGAAGCAATCTGTTCGTTAAGTCTGCCTTCCATTTCATCTAGTTTCGAGACCATGGTCTCTAGGACATCATATTTTTCGTCAGGGATTGATACATAATGATCTTCAAATAGACCCTTCATTCCAGTAAGGAATGATTCGGTCATTTCGGTCTTAAGACCATGCTCAACTTCGATCTTGTTCTCACTGACCCACTCGTCAGAAACATACTCAAGGTATGCATCGACGCGCTCAATGATTTCCGACTTAGCGGACTCAAGATGTTCGGTTAAATTTGCTTCGTACTCAGAAGCCATTGCCTCTTGAACTTCAGCTACCTTATAGGTAACAGCAGCTTCAAAGATTGTACGGGCTTTTGATTGAAACTCTTCGGAGAGTTCTTCACCGCCAAAAAGGGCAGCAAGATCTTCTTCGATATCGACAGAAGGAGTAGTCTCTTCCTGCGTGGTCTCATCTTCAGCTACGACCTCTTGACCTTCTTCTGCTTCAGCGGTATCGCCAGCAGAAAGAGATTGCATAGGTTCGGCAGCTTTAGCGCCACGATTGACGACATCTCTGACCGTCTTGATTTTAGGTTCTGCGAATTTCGCGGAGTCGTCATCGGGTCTATAGTTTTCGGGGGTAGGACCACCGAGATCTTCTACAGCACCGAGACCAGCTCCAGCGTTAACCAACTTAGGCATTGCCTCAGCAGCTTTCGCACCCCTTGTTACGGGATTTTCCATTTCTTGTAATTCCTTAGCGGACATTTGGTGAACTCTCCGATTATAATCGTTGATATAATCTATATTTATTTATAAATTAGAGACTTGACAGGAAGTTGTTGAACAATGCCAACTTGTTTTCATCAAGTGCTCTTTGGTCTACAAGAGTATTAACTTGCTTGTAAGTTTTTTCTACGAGTCGTTCGCGGACGACTCCACCGTCCATTACCCAATCTTTTCCTTCCATAATTCCAGAAACAAAAGCATCAGGTGCAGATGGATCTGCTACAATATCAGCAG